ATAGAAAAGACATGGAGATTGTAAGCTTGCAAGCAATTTGAGAAATCGTTGCAAGCAATTTGAGAATTTTTAACCCCGAAAAGTGCCTTCCGAATTTTGGCAAGACAAAACCCGTCCGATTCGGATACCCTCTTCGGCGGGTTTTAAGCTACTTAGATTTTTATGTTATACTTTTCTGCACGCTGCTAAAAATTATAAATCAGCAGCTCATTTCCCTCCTCGCCTGTCCTGCATTATACTAACAAAAGCACCCTTTCTGCGGGCAGCGCTCTGTCTGATCCCTGAACAATAAAAAGTGTCTTGTCTTCATTGCGGCCTAAAATAACCGCACTGCCAACCGTTAAGGTTAGTGATGTTTTAATCCAGGCAGAGGCCTCACCGGTGATGACCCTTACCTTACCTTCAGCGGTGTTTACCTCATTAACTTCACCGTATAAAAACGCACCTTTCTTTTTTTTAAGGATCTGTTCGATCATCTCTTCAGCTCCAGGTATTTGCGTGTTTCTATGGTATTTGTCAGGCTGCTAGGTGTGCCGGTGATCTCGATTTCTGTAACCTGACTCAGATCATTAACCCCGCGCCTTGTGCTGTTGAGCCCTGCGATATCACCGACCTCCAGAGTAGGCAGGTGAACACCCAGCGCTATATTCCTGATAATGGCTGCATGGGTGTGCGCATCGATCTCAGCCGTTGCCCTGGCGGTTATCAAATTGCTGTTACGATAGATGGCATGAGAGACTTCATCCATCTCGATAAATTCTTTTATCTTATATATTTTGGTTGTGTCTCCATTCTGTCCGGACACTATTATGTGCCAAGCATATTCATCCCGAAATAATGAAACCGGCACAGTCGCTCCGACCTCATTTACCAGCGTAATCTCAAGCGCTGCCCCGAATCCAGTGGATTCCCCGCTCGCCTGACGGTTACTCTGTGCCTGGGCATCTGCCTGAGTAAGATATAATTCAACAAGTACAGTAGAGCCATTGTCAGATAGCCGCGCAAACCATACCCTGTTTTCATCAATATTCCAGTTAACTATTGAGAGTGCCATTAAACCACCTCATGCATCACCGGTGTAAGCCTGTGAGCGGTTATAGACCTGAATGCCGGTGTCGCTGAAACAACGCTTAAATCCATCTTGAAATTGTCAAACACAGTGCCATCCACCACATCCAGCAGCATGGCAAAATTATCGAACATCGTGCCATCAGTTACTTCCAACAGCATCTTAAAATCATCGAGTTTATTCAGCACCACTTCCAGCAGCATCTTAAATGAGTCAATTATCTGAGCAACCACCTCAAGGTTTAATGGAAAGACTTCAACTAAACCGTCTGTAACATCCAGGATCATTTTAAAATAATCAAAGGCATTTGCCTGGACTGCTAGATCGAGTGAGAAATCTGACATTGAATAGGGCGCTGGGATAGGCCATGAACCTGAAGTTGTTTCAGCAGCAAACCAATCATAATACTGGTTATTATTAACAGCTCCAACACCAACCCATCCGCTGGCCAGTGACGAATCAGTTGTTTCATAATCCCAATTAGCCGGTTCGTTATAGCTGTCCTGCCATGTTTTAACCTTCAGAGCCGTACTTTGTACCCGTACTCGTACCCACCAGTACGACAATTCTGCCGACTTGGTTATTGCCGAAAGCGTGCTGAATGTGCCATTAACGTATTTCCCAACAACCCAACGGTCATTAACATTGTCATAAAAGACTGTGTATGCATTCTCTGTTCCGGCAGCGCCGCCGCCCCTAATAATAACGCGACACAGCTGATCCGCATCGGATGTCCTTCTCATTCTTACCAAAACTTCTATATCAGAAGGCGTTCCGACATCATTCCAGGATAATGAGTATCGTGACGTATTTGTTTTTGATAGTGTGAGAACTTTTCCGCCTATGGAATCAGCGACTTCTGTAACAGATGCAGACCCGTTTCCAGTGTTCCATTGTTCAGTCCAATCTGATGGAGCACTGCCAGTCGCATACTCACTAAAATCGGTTTTATATAATGTCATATAACAATACCCGATATTGGAGTTCCCGCGGTACCACGTTTCCAGCCTCTAGTCGGACCTCCTCCCCACTCGTTGCCCCAGGGTTTTTGATCTCTAACCATTGTATTGTCACCTATCCTCCACATCTCTACGATATCCTGTCCAGGGAGTTTTCCACAAAAAAAGAACGCATTAATTTTTGTTTTCCCATTACTGCGCTTTCCACCTCCCAGATCCTGCATAGCCTCCACGAAAAAATTATATTTCTCCATGCCGGACATAACCAGCCTATGGCCGGTGGGGATAAAAAACTCCAATCTTTCTATTGTACGATTAAACACTTCATCTCCCCAGCCGGGATTGTTTGATCGGATGTCCGAGGTAATATACTCCTTTGGAGGCAGTTTATCCGCGAAGGTTACCCGGATGCGCCAGGCTAGTTTATTTTTATTGTAAAGATGGATCATAGCTAATAATTTGAAATCTCAAATTTGAAACCTGAGATCACCCCCCTAGGAATATAAAAACCTCAATGCCAGCACTAAATTAGAATCCGCCTGCGGCGTAAATGTGCTCGGAATTACCTGCTTAATATTGAAGTACACATTTTGCGCACCTGCCAGTGGTGCATTATCAAGCTCAACCCTGCTGCCTGTGCCTGCCAGTGGAGTACCTGCCCATGTGGCAGATCCAGGGACTGCATCTGTGGTTGACACTGCTTTAATTGTAGAGTTGGCCGGTGTACCTGCTCCAAGAAATGCACTTGTGATTGCATCATGATCCGAATCATCCCAAGCCTCAAGATACGGGATGCCTGCTGTAGCACCATCAAAATAAATGGCAAAAACATAGCGCGTGTTTCCACCGCTTTGCTCACCATCAGTTGTCCCTGCCAGTGGCACTTGATCATATATGGCCGCTGAGTTATCTTTTACAAAAGTCTTAGGGGCTTCCAAAGAACCCGCCTCCGGTTTGATGATCGGATACTTTGTACCGGCGCTGGAATCTCCGTCAGTCTGCTGATCATCAAGAAATAAAAGGGCATCGTTAACCAGGTCTATTACAACCCAGTTAGAACTGGAGCCACCGGCACCGCCAGTCGCATTCCCTGAGTTAACTCCATCATTTCCTGAATTATTGTAAAGCCAATATCTATTTGGAAGTGCCATTTTTACCCTCCGTTAAAAATTTCCTAGCATCGTTGAGTGATTGTTTACTATATTCGACCTTCCCACATTCATTACATTCCCATTTTGTGAAATAGCCCTGCTTTTTCATATCCTTGTCTGAACAGCATACACTGTAAAGCTCCATCACTCCTGAACAGCCATCTTGTACACATGGTTTTTCGAAGTGTCCGGCAGATTTACGTACATATCTTGAGTCTTTATGGTCTTTTTGTTTTTTCTGAGACATGCCAATTCTCTGAGAAATAGCCTCATGTAATTTAAACCCTTTTTTATCAGCAAATATTGACATCTGCCTTATTGCATCCCACTGTTTATCTGTAAACATTCCGTCCCATGCGTCTAATTTTAACTGCATATCCACTCCTGTACTTTGTTGCCTTGTGTGCATCCACAGCTTGTTCCGCTATAACTTGCACAGTCATCTGTAGTATAACCGGAACATGTACAACCTGATCCTGATGCTTCGCATCCGCTACAATCGCCATCAGATGTACAACAATAATCGTCAATGTACTTATACTTACCTATAACGGCTTCAGCTGTATGCAGTGATCCAGTAGAGCCACATTCACTGATTGTGACCCATGCACCCTCTGCATTACGAAGTGCCCCTGTCACGGTATTACCACAGTCATCTGTAACAGTGATTTCCGCCGTCACATCAAAATCTGTCTCACATAACCCATCTGCGCAACTAACCTCATTAACCCCCGCCACAGTCTCAGACACAAGCAAACTATAACCATTACCGCTCACGCTCCATGTGTAAGGCCCACGTCCACCGGTCACAAAAACCGTAACCGACGAACCGGCCACAATGGTTTCAGGGCTATTAACAGTATCCCACTCCATGCCCTCTGCGCACTGACATGCTGCTATACACTCATCAAGCGCGGCCTGTTTAAGCTCTGCGTGCTTTTCCCAATATGCCGGGCTTCCATCGGTACAACCCTCTCCGCATTGTTCCAGCGCCAGGTCTGATACCTTTTTTCCGCTTGCCCCATCATAGCCCTGGGTTGTCCCGTAAATATCAAATTCGTTATTGCACATCTGTTCGCAGGTGCAGTCATACTGCAGGCCGGTATCGAACCTCATTCCCAGGGTTTGAGCATCCGGTTGGCCTTTGATGCTGGCCGGGTAACATGGGTCTATCTGCCCGCCCACGCAATCACCGGGCTCTCTGCAATCCGTTGTGTAACCATCAGAACAGCATCTCTGCCCCTTCGGGCACTTGACCTTTTCGCCATCAGTTTTGACGCAAAAAGAACCGTTATCCGGTTCAAAATCATCACCAAAGCCGCCACCCCCGCCGTATTCTCCCTCATCATCAACATCATCCGGGTACCCATCATCCCGTGAATTATCCGTAATATTAATCTCGGCATTATCCTCTTTACTCTCCTCGCTCGATGTGCGGATAAAGGCATTTAATTTTGCAGAACCGAGTTTTGATCCTGTAAATGTATTAAGTGCAGCACCCTGGGCTGTGTAATTAACAACCAGCTCAGTGCCGGTGGAAAGCAGGGTTGTCAGGTTTATAACCTTACCCGCAAAAGAAGAGTAAATGTTGCTGCCAGTTGGCTTACCATCTGTGTCCGCGCGATAAACAGCTGAAACCGCAGCAGGGAACATTGAGACTTCGCACTGAGTAACACCTGCAATCTCATTGCGTGCGGCAGTCTTTTCATTTTTAATAGACACCTGGCCCACCCTGGCCGAAGCCCAGCCCAGCGTCCCTTTTTTAGTCTCAGAAGTTTCAGCAAGATAAACCATACGGCCAGCGACCGGCCCGCTCTCTTCAACATATACAAGCAGGCTTGCTGCCTCGTTTTTTATGACCGATGATGGTGCTGCAGTCAGCTTAATGGATGGCGGACACTGGCACGGGTTCTCAATATAAATAACCTTCGATGCCCTCTGGCCTTCGACATCGGCTGTAACAGTAACATCATCAGAGGCTGGCCCGGCTGTAAGCCAGTTAACCGCCATACCTGCTGCCCTGTAAGAAACAACCAGCGATTGGTCACAATATGAAAGCTTATCCGTGAGTGTGATAGTATTTCCGTCTATGGTGTACCCGCCTGTGGCCAGGTTCGTGGCTTTACCCGGATCGGTGTATGCCCATACCCCGTCGATTGAACTCGCGGGGATATCGGTTTTAAAGCTTCTGTAGCCTGTAGCCTGTTGGCGTTCGTTCTGTATCAAAATCTCCTGGGTGTTGGAGCTTTCATATGCCAGGCTTGCCGTGATGCTGTCATGGCTCCAGGTCACAACTATGCCATTGATTGGTTCGCCCTCCGGATCTCGCACCTGGGCAAACATCTTTGTTTTTGATGCTGCATCCGCATGCAGACATTGATCCGGGATAGTAAGATCAATGGAATAGCTTGCCAGGTTGCCGGTGGGTGTAATTCTCAATCTGTTTGCAAAAACTGGCCATTCAGGGCTTTCACTAATCTCGGAGATCTGCGCGTCTGTTATGGTAACATCAGCTACAGAAGGAGAGTAATCAATCTGCTTTATGCATACATGCCCGGCGGCATCGGTTGTTGCTATGGCCCCGGCAAGTGTAGCCAGCTCGGTTATAACATCAGCCGGGTAAAGGCTATCTGCTTCGTAGGTGTATGGGAAGATGATAAAATCATCAATGTCAGTGTATGCAGAATCAAAATCCAGACCAACCTTGTCGCACATCTCTTCACATATGGCAAAAAAGGTGGTCTGCGTTTCCCATGATTTTGTCACTTTGGGCGCAAACGGCTCGGTTAATAGAGCGGTTATTGAGCGGCCCCATACACCCTGCATTAACTCAGTCTGGGTTGTCGAGGTTATGGCAGGCCGCTCAATAAAGAATTGGCCCTGACTTACAAAAAGGGATCCTGTTTTAGTAAATATTTCTATCTCCGGAGATTCGGAGATTTGGGCAAAATCAAGGCTGTCGTATGTGTCCGGGTCATTGATATCAATCGTCATCTCACGACAGAAATTGGTTAGACTGGCAGTGATAGAAAACCCGGATACTTTATTTGAGATATCAACACCGTTTAATTCTATTTTCCAGGAATAAGACATAAAATCCTTTTTTGAACCGCGAACCACACGAACCACACGAACAAAAACTTTAATTTCTTTTTTCGCGGTTAAATTTTCTTACCTAAAAGCCTACAGCCTAAACCGCTTCAGCCTGCAATTACTTGCAGTATCATCTTAAAATCCTGCACCGTTTCAACCAATTCTGCGACAACAATCAGATTTATCTCGTAACTGTATCTGTCTCCAGGATAACCAGGGTCATCAGCGTATTGAGCCATCAACAGATTCTTCCGGGCTTTAAACCCGTTTGGCCGGGCAAAACGCACCCGCCAAATTTGGAAGCCGTCCGTAAAAAAATATTCTCCATCAATTACCTTATGGATAATCTTAAGAGCTGCAACCGTCTCTGCAGAGAGAGCGTCAGTTTCCGAAAAAGAGATTCTGCCGTCACCCGCTACAACACCAAAATCCTGAATCACAGCACCGCCCAGAGTAGGGATCACGCTGCCCCTGCCCATCTCACCTGCATCGAAATCGTAAGAGCCGAATATGGGAGGCTGATCCAGTACAATAAGAGTCGCAGGCGCGGGACTGGCGTTTGCCGGGTCCGTTGTCGGCTGAATCTCTGTGCTGTAAAATGCAAAATCTTTTTGAACGACCATTTAAACCCTTTTAAACCGCGAACCACACGAAACACACGAACAAAAACTTTAATTTCTTTTTTCGCGCTGTTCGCGCCTTTCGCGGTTAAACCTCTTTACTAAAAGCCTACAGCCTAAACCGCTTCAGCCTATCTTTTCACCATGCCCAGTTTAATCAATTCCTTTTCAAATTCTTTAATCATGCCTCTCATAGCCTGTTTGTTGCCCATAACATTTAAAGGCATTTCCACATCACCCGCCTGCAGGCGCAAAGTGAAGGTTTCGTTTGACCCGGTTAATTTTGGTGCAATTCCGCCGTCCGCAAACGCCAATCTGGACATTGATGGCATATTGATCTGCGGTATGGAAAATCCTGATATTTTTTTACCCATCAATTCCTTCAGCATGGCTGGAACATCTAACCGATTATATGCAAAAAAGAATTTCTTACCCAGACCCGCAATCGCCTCTTTTCTTAAAATCCCTTCACCCGCCTCCAGGATGGTCCTTATTTTATCGCCGCCGCCAAACCCCGGAAGGATTTTTCCTGTAGCCGCACGGATCACACTGGCGGTTGTCTGAAAAGCTCCGGCGATGCCTCCATGCTTGTAAGCCCCCACAATGCCGCCCGTAGCCTTTGCCTGTGTTGTCTTAACAACATGAACCTCTTCGATAATAATTGTCTTTTTATCAGGGATATTCTTTATAAAATTATTTATGGCCGATTGTGCAGCTTCAATTCCTGATAAGGTTATCTGGACATTAGCCTCACGCTGTTTTGCTATTTCATCGAGCTGGGCTTTTATCCCCTCTGCGGTTGTCTGCCATTCAGCCTGAGCGGTCTGAGCTGCATCTTTCTGTGTTTTGTAGAGTTTTTCTACAAACTTACCAACTTCCTCAACGCCATCAATTGCTATTTGTTTTGTATCTTTTAGTGATTTGACGACCACTTCCTTTCCGGCGTCTGTGCCTTTTACTTCAGTCGCGAGACCGGCATATAACTTTTCAGCATCACCAGCCAGTTTTTCAGCAAGCTCAAAATCACCTTTGCGTAATGCGGCTTTAGCAGCCGCTAATTTTTGTTCGGCCTGGAGTTCCATGTCCGCCCATTTCTGAGCATCTGTCATTCCCAGCCTGCCAAGTTCTCTCACCTGATCTTTAGTGGAAAGCCTGGCAAACTTAATCTTGTCTTCAAACTCGATAACCTTCTGAGCATAATCAGCCGCCTGCTTTTTGGCCTCTTCGTATGCCTTCTTTGCTTGCTCTTCAAAAGACTTAAGCTGATCTTTAGTGGCATTTATAGCTTCAGCAGGTTTTTGCATTTCACCGGCGGCCCCGGAGGCCTCTTCACCGACTTTTTTAAAGTCCGTTTGAATCTCTTTTAAACGATCTTTAACTTTTTCCAGAGCGACAGGGTTTCCCCCTTCCTGTTCAAGCTGCATTTTAAGCGCGGTATAATATGCTCTGGCGCTGGCCAATTTTTTACGAAACTCATCCAGATCCTGCTGTGAAGCCTTTGTTATATCAGCAGGGAGTTTAAAGCCTTTAAACTCTGCAAACTTACGCATCATGTTACTGGTATTGTCAGTCAGATTTTTTTGTGATTCTTCCTGTGCCTTAACAGCCTTGCGCCACTCATATATTTCCTTTGTCAGTAACACAAGCTGTGTCGTTGTGTAGATAATTGACCCGGCAAGTGCGGCTTTCATGGCGATGCCTGCGGACGCGGCCTGTGTAGTCAAGCTGCCCATTGCAAGCTGAGCCACCTTAGCTTGCTTATAAAACCCAACCAGGCCGGTCACCATTGAACCAAGCCCGATCTTCCATAACGCAAATCCCGCGGATGCCCCCATTAACGATAATACAATGCCCTTTGTAACGGGGTCAGCTTCCTTGAGAGAATTAATTACAACCCTTACGGCCTTTGCCAAAGGCAGCAACCCGACAGATACCAGCTCACCTGCTGATAGCATCAGGTCATTTATCTCGTTTTTAAAAAGCTTCATCTGGTTTTCAGGCGTATCTGCCATCTTTTCATAAGCGGCCTGAGTTGCCCCGCCCGCGTTATCCATTTCACCCAGGAGTTCGACCAATGAGTCAAAATTCTGGGTCAAAGCAAGAACGCCGGTACGTGCTTCCACGTCCGGGATTAGTAATCTGAGTTGATCAAGGGAAAGGCTTTTTTTACGGATTTTATCAAGAGTAGGAATGAGACCCTGCCAGGTAATGCCAAGTTCTTCAAACTGTTTTTTCGCCTCCGGGGCAGGCGCAACCAGGGCGTTTATAGCGCCTTTAAGCGCTGTCATGGCTTGAGGAGTCCGGATGCCCGCCTTCGTAAGGGCTGCAATGCTTGCACCTACTTCCTTAATGCCAACCTCTGCGGCCCTGGCGGTCGGCAATACTTCGCCAATACTTTGAGCTAATTGGGGAAAGGTTGTGACACCATACTTAACCGTCTGAAACAAAATATCATAAATATCATCAAGTTCATCAATGGATTTGCCATATGCATTTATAACCGCAATGCCCGCATTCGCTGCGGTTTTTGTATCAGTAACACCGGCAACCGCGGCCTTTGCAGATAACTCCAGCACACTGACCGATTTTTCCAGTGCTACACCAGCGGATATAATGTCATATTCCGCAGCTGCCAGTTCAGAGGCTGTTTGAGGGATATCTTTCGTAAGATTCCTGATTTCTTTGCCCAGAGAGGCAAACCTTTCCTGACTCACATCGATGAGAGTATTCACCTCGCCCATGCGTTGTGAGAATTCAGAATACTGCTGAAATGATTTTACAAACAGGTACCCGGCCCCGGCAAGGCCTGCAATCCCGGCCTTAGCCTTTTTGAGTTCAGCACCCCAGTCTCCTGTCTCCTTCCGAAGTTCTGCTGTTTTTTCCTTTAGCTTTTGTTTTGCATTATAAAGTTCAGCGTCGGAAAGCTTGCCGGATCGTGCAAGGCGATTGTATGCAGCCTGGAGTTGCTGCATTTCACGCTGGATGTCCTTGTAAGGCTTTGTATCAAGGAGTTTATGCGCGGCAAGTATCTGGCTGTTCTTTTTTACTGTTGCAGTAGTTTTCTCAATTTCAGTTCGGGATTTACCAAGTTCCCCTGATGTTTTGTCTTTTGCCTCAACAGTTATTTTGACTTTTTTTTCTGTCATTCCTTAGCCTTTTAATCTGTATGCTGTAGGCTTTTAGGTCTTACCTATCAGCCTAAAGCCTAAACCGCTTCAGTCTTTTTTCTCTTCCGGTGGCTTCAGCCACTCATTTGCCTCTTCAATCGCCCTGAAATAAAAACTCAACCCATAATGC